TGGTGGAGAATACCCCGCCGTCCATGTCCGAAATCGCTCTGGCGATGGCAATGGAAGAAGACGCCCCGCTTGAGGTGATGGCCTGGGCAGAACAGGACAAGGCACGAACAAATGCCGGTATGCGCATGCTGAAGCTGCTTCGTTCCGTTGGCGCACCTGAAGGCCGTGAAGCCGAGGCCCTGGCGTCTTTCATTTATATGTATCGTCGTATGAAGAAGGAAATCCATCTGTACGAACGTGGTTGGGACGGCAAGGACAAGCGCGGCCATGCTGTGCTGAACCGCATCAACCATACCAAAATGCCAAAAGAGTCGACTGAAGGGCTGAAGGTCGTGGTTATGTCCACTATGTGTGGCGCCGTGCATGGCGGCACGTACAAGTGGCTGCAACATACCCTGTCCGAAATCACCCGATTCAACAGCGCCCTTACCGAGATTCGCGCCGGTCGTATGTCGGCTTATGAAGTTTTCGCTAATCCCGAAAGATTCGACGTAAAAGACGATGAAAATGACGACGGTGCCACGGTGGTCAACGGGCGCAAGCAACACATCCCTCTCACTAGTGAGTCCTTCATTGACTTTGAGTCGAGCGACCGCTTCCCGAAATCCACCGGCACCCGAGACAACTACTGATGGCCCGTGCTGACTCCAGGCTGTCCTCTGCTGAAGAGTTCCTTAAGGAGCTGAAGAGTACCATCCCTGAAGACGAACGTGTCATGGCGGGCTATGCTGATGAGGCTACAGTGCAGACCGACGCCAGCGGCAAGAAGCTTAACGCAGGTTGGTGGCCGGTTCCGTGGGATGAGGGCAAGTACATCAAAGCAAGCGGAAACGCCTATTGCTGTATCTCGTCGTCGATCAAGACCCCGAACCCCAAGACCGGTCAAATGCGTTACTGGCGAGGTGAATCATCGTTCGGTCACGGATTGGCGCTGATGGTAGACGATATTGGCTTTGGCAAGGGCTCCAAGGGTGGGCTCGGCCTGGATCACTTCGCGGCCATCCTCCCAGCTACTGCCACGGTCGAGACGTCGCCAGGGAACTACCAATTGTGGTACTTCTTCGACAAGCCGGTGGATTCGCTCATTCACTTCAAGGCGCTGCTTAACTGTTTCGTGGCGAACGTCCTGAAGAAAGGTGGTGACAACACGATCAAGGATATTAGCCGATATGGCCGCATGCCGATTGGCGTGAACAACAAGCGGAACTCTGATGGAACACTACGTTACGACGTAAATGGTGCTCCTTATGAAGTTAAGCTTGTTGAAGCGGATTACACAAGGCGGTATGATCCAGAAGAGATTGCTCGCTCGTTCGGGTTCTCGATTGTGGTCCCTCAAAAGCCTGTCGTCGATATTGACCCGGACGAATATAAGTTCGATATGATCTGGCTACAGTTGGCGGTCGGCGTTATGTCGAAAGCCAAGATGGGCGAGGGTGCTGATGGCGACGTGTCTATGAACATGTCCGGCAAGTACCGCGTCCGCTGTCCGTGGGGTGAAGAGCATTCGAACGGTGATCCGTACGGTGCGTACTTTCGCGGCCCGATCCCTGGCGCAGAGCATGAGTTTGTTTTCGGGTGCGCCCATGACGGGTGCCGCAAAGAGAATCGCCGGACCTGGGCGGTGTTCATCGACGAAGTGGTGATTCCAAAAATCGCTGAGCGTTTGGACACCATCAACCGTAAAGCGTCCGGCATTAAGTAACTCAATCAACCCTAACAGGAATCAGTATTGTGAAATTAGATTTTGGTCTTGGCCTTGCAGTGGATGACATGTTTTCCAGCATAGTCGAGCATCAGCGCTTGTCTGCGAAGGGGATTGTTAATAATCGGATGGTGCTGGACTCTTCGATAACCGTCCAAGAGGCGGATCGCCAAACCATGGCTGTTCTGATCCAGGGCATCGCCGACCGAGCAGCACCTTTCAAGCCTCTTTCGAACAAGGAAAAGGCCGAGGCCTTCAACCGCGAAACATCATTCAAGCCTGAGCCTGATCCGTGGCCTACGGTGTCGACGCCCTGGAGCACACGGTCATGTAGCGAAATCCTGGGCGACATCAAGGAGGGCATGAAGGCATATTCAGCCTCATCTGAATATGCCGATGTCATCGAAATGGTGAAGGTGTTGCGCGATAACAGCCATGCCGGCGAAGTGTTCAAGCTTACAACCCCACACGGGTCGTTCACTGTTAAGCCGGAGCATTTGAACAGTGGTCCGCTATCGAAAGACTTGAATCACTTTCTTGCACAGTTCAGCGGCGCTATACGGGTAACGGGAATCTAATTCCCCATGCTCGACCAAATACGTGGATAATAGTTCCCCCGTTACCTACATGGCCGCGATTGGCCGGTGTCAACCTATCGACACCTGACTAGAGAGTAAACATGACCTTCATTCCTAACACCGTTGCGGGTAGCAAAGACGAATCTCCAAATTTTAACTTGATTTGACAGGGTAGGGATTTAACTCATGTCGAATCATGAATTGCCAGGAACGGACGAACCAGCAGAGGACGACGGTAGCCAATACTTCGACTTCGACGGCGCAATGGATGCAGGTGACAGCCACCAAATGCAGGCGGCTGAAACCGAAGCAAAACGCGTAGTTCTGAACATGCAGCACCGGGCAACAGAAGCCGACCTTAACCGGACGGAAATCTATATGGAGCCGAGTTTGGTCAAGCGAGCCAAGATGCTCGTTCGTTCAGGCCCGATGGCAATCAAGTACGTTCACTTCAAACAGGGCCGTCCCAACGACCCTATGGACATTGGACCGCGAGCTAAGCCCGACTCGCTGATGAACCGCCACGCGGTTTACGACGCTCTATTCGACAACGGTAGTGGCTTGGTTCCGTACCCGCATTACGACACGTTCCGGGGCCGTCTGGTTGACCATCAAGGGCAGCCCTTCAGCGTCCGTACACTGCGTACGCGGGAGCTGGTCCAGGCCCTGGACGCGGCAGGCATGGAGAACCCCGGCGATAAGGAAGTAGCCGACTCCCTGCGTTCCTGGGCGCTCGATCATGAGCGAGATTCCCTTAAGGAGTTCATCAAGGTGTCGACGCCGAAGTGGGATGGCGTGTCGCGGCTCGAAACGAAGTTGATCGACCTGTTTCAACCGTTCGACACTCCACTGACCCGTTTAGTGGGGAAATACTTCTGGCTCAGTCTGTTCAACAGGATCACACAGCCGGGCTCTATGGCGCCTATCTCTATCGCATTGATCGGCGGTCAGGATGCGGGTAAGTCGTACTTCTCACTGTTATTGTGTCGTCTGCTGACAGGCGATATGAAGACCGGGCCGGTCATGCTCGATTTGAGCGCGAAAGAGTACAACAAGTTCCTTCGCGCCATAACAGGCCGTAGCTTGATCGCGAACGTCGGTGAAATGGCGGGCTTCAGAAAAGGGGACATGCTGCGCATCAAGGAGTTCGTTACGAAGTCTGAGGATGATCTGGACTTCAAGTTCGAAGACTCGATCATCAAAGAGCGCCAGTGGATTATCATCATGGACGGCAACGAATATTCGGGGCTCCAGCGAGACGACACGGGCAACCGTCGTTTCTACCCTATGTTTGTGGCGCAGGAAAAAGACAAGAACGGTCAACCTCAATGGGCGAAGGGTTACAAGGTCGACTTCAGCAACTTCAAAGAGGACCTATGGCAGATCATGGCCGAGTGTCAGCTATGGATGGATGAACACGGCGAGCGTGGCTATATCGATCTGGTGGGTCAGGCGAATCATGGCGTTTCGACGTTCTCTATCGGGGAAATGGACAAGGCCAGAGGTGTGGCGAAAGACGACAACATTGAAATCAATCTCAAGAAGGTTCTGTTGAACTGTGAGATTCGGAAGACGGCAGCCAATGCCAGACAGCCAGGATTCTTTGTGCGTTCGTCGGATATTAACGAAATCTTCCTTAAGCTGACCCGCCGCGAGCCATTCAGCCGCACGCTAGCGCCGTACATGAAGGCGTTCGGGTTCGAGCCTAAACAGATCGCTGTCCGTGGCTACTTCTTGCCGAACGAAAGTGGAGAGTTCATTTCCGACCAAGACGTGATGCGTCACATCTGCCGTTGCGGCGATGACGAAAGCAACATGACCGATCAAGAGCTTGATAACGAGATTGAGCGTATGCAAACGATGGGCGGGAACGGGGGAGGATTCTAACGCTACAGAGCGACAATCAAGGCTGCCGATGGGTGGCCTTTTGTTTGCGCGCTAAATACAATTGACTGTTATCGCTGGCTGGCCGATAATCAGTCCTCACTCAGAAAGGAGGTGTGATGTGTTCAACTTCGCAATCCATAAGACCGATGATGGGCTGGCATCACGCGATGCTGTCCGACCCGGAAGATTCGTCCATTTCGTATAGTGTCACATTCACTGCTATGAATGACGAATCGCCTTGGCGTAAAGGCCCGGCGATCATCGGTCGCGTTTATGCCTGGGTCAGTAACAGTTCTCGCAACGTCTTCCCTGTTCACTCTAACGGTGGTTATGAGGTTTATAGCCATACGTATGGCGTGAACGGTGACAAGAACTACTATGAAGAAAGGGTGCTTGACTGATGTTCAATTTCCGAACGCTTTACTACGGACAGCACGCTGAGCTTGAAAGCGGCGATGTCGTTTATGCTGTCGGTTTCGTCAATTTTTCAAAGGCCCACGCGTCGATGGTATCCGCCAGCGTGACCGTTAAACATGACGGTGTTGTTTCTGAGCGCGGCCACTATCAGGGCGTCGAGTCCGGTTCCACCTACATTTGTGAATGGGAAGGTGAAGAGGTTCTTGTGCTGCGAGAAGTCGATTCCATCACCACCCGCAAAGACTACGCGTTCCAGTGGGAGCCGCTGACATGCCCATAAGAACGAACTCCCGCAAGATTATGGCGATGCGCGAGCGTCTGCGCCTTGAGATTGCCAAACGCGTAACCGAGCGCGGCCTGACACTTAAGGCCGCTGCCCACTCATTCGAGACAAGCGTAGTCAGTGTACAAAGGATTATGAACGATTCGGACTTCTGCCTGTCGCTCGAAATGCTCATCAATATCGCCGATAAGGCCGGTCTTGATGTAGACATCATCATCTGGCCCGACCATCCAGGCCGTAAGGAAACCCGCAATGACTGACCGTATCCAAGGCCCGAAGGTTCGCGAGGTTCGCGCTAAGTTGTTGTCTGCCCTGCGCACCTACATCAATGATCAAGGTTTGAAACAGAAGGAAATGGCTGACCGCCTGGGCGTCTATCCTATGCGCATTCATCGTGTGATGAATGGCGATGACCATAACCTGTCTATCGAATGCCTCATGGAAATGTGCGACACGGCAAAGATCGAAGTTCAAGTGACCACGTATCGCTTCGGTAAGGTAATGAGCAAATGAAAGGCCCGATCAAGTCTCATCGCAAATGCGCTCGCTGCAACAACCCGGCGACACATCAGAAGGGCACCAACAACCAGTCGAGACTGTGCGCTCGCCACAATCAAGAGCGGGAGGCCCGCCAGTCCAACCACAAAAGCGAGCGCAAATGTCATTGTGGCGTTACCGCTCTTAAAGGTTCGGAATACTGCCGAGTCTGCAAGAGTGCTGAAGAGTTCTTCGATGCTCAGAACAAAATGAAGGACAGCTTCGACAACCTCCCAACGCCGGGCTATGTCGAAATTGTGAGCCATCATTCTGCAATTAAGGGGCTGCCTCATGGCGGCTTCACTCCGATGGACCCTATGGAGTTCTTACCGCTTGGGCATGAACCTAAGCGCACCTTCGGTTTCCTGTCTGAAGCGTCCCAAAAGATGTTCGAGGACATCAAGCATCCGCCGACTACTTGGAACAGCCGCTGTATGGCTCCGAAGCTCATTGCTGATGAGCCTAGCCATGAACTGGCCGACATTCTGAAGCAGGTGAACGTGATCCGGTCGCGGCTGGTCAAAGTGAAGAATCGTTTGAACGAAATCTCACAAGAGCTTGAAAACGGCGTAACATCAGCGTATGTTGCCTCTATCGAAATCGCATCGATTTCCGACGCAATCAAGGAAATGATCGAATGAAACTGTATCGTGATTCAGAGCACGCCATGATCCTGAGTGGCCTTGACTTTAATGAAGCGAGTTACGTGGTTACTGCGTTGGGCATGCGCAAATTGATTGTCGGCACCAGCTACCGAAAGGAAGCTGTCGACCATGTGTTTGCCCTGGCGGTCAGCAAAGGAGTTTCTTATGACCGCATGTGCGACTTCGTTCATAAAGCGAGCGCGTTCTATGCGACGGGGGTGGAATCGCCGAGCGGCCCCGCCTGCACCTGTCCATCCGGTGACGGCTCTCTGCGCTGGCCGTGTCCTGTCCATCCACCTGAAGCAGAACCGGTCAGCGCTCCGGCGTCTGGTGGTGATTCGCCGACCGTTCAACAACTTACTTTTACCACTGATCTGGTGAACTTCGAGGTGATGAATGAAGGCCTCGCCCACATTGAAGGTTTGGTTAAGGAAATGACTGCTAAGCTGGACGGCTGCCGTTCTCCAAGCGAAGTCCCGTTGGGTTGGGTTCTGGAAAAGCTGTCTGTGATCGGCTGTTCTCTGTACGCGGTCAAGATGAAGCATGCAGTCGACTTCGCTGAAGCGCTTGTCAAGTCAACTGAGGTGGCGAAATGATCAAGCGCTTGTTTGATAAGTTCGTTGCGTCTATGTCTCCTGTCGATCCGCAACCGGTCGATCACAATGGTCTGCCGCTCATCACCACGAAACTGCCTATTCCGGGTGTGATGCTCCCTAGACCATGGCAGTGCATAAGCGAATATCAGTTTGATCCTCGCGAAGATGCGACGGCTGCGGCGATCTATGCCGTCGTCGTCGACTACCTCACAAAACGGCGCGGTGTGCATTACAAGCTTGTGATATTCGGTAAATACTGTTTTGAGTCAATGTTTGGCAGTGTTGGTGCTGCGCCGATGATGGGTGTTCGCCTTGACGGTGTTCCGGTGGCGCAGCATGTCGCTATCGGCCTCATTCGCGAAATACTCGAAAAGTTCGATTACCACAGAATCAAGCCAGCGCAAGGCATAGGCGAATCGCCTACCGGTATCGGTTATGCCGAGCTGACTGCTATCAAAGATCCAAACTTCACAACCACAAAGGAAAACGACGTGAAAGAGTTTACTGTTATCAAGAAAGCAAACCCACTCACTATTTATGGCGTGGGTGATTACACCGTGGAGTTTATCCCTAACTTAGAACTGAGCAAGGATCGTCCGGTTGTGCAGCGTATACGCATCCATACAGGTGATGGTGTCGAAATCACCATGAAAACAGACAGCCTCGACTTGGCTGGCTCGGTCAAGGTGCATCGTCGCTTGTCTGCTGCTGCTGAGGCGCAGGCAGAGGCGTCCATGAAAGAGGAACCCAAGACCACGGACGAGCCGCAAGACGTCGCGGAGGCGTTCGTGGCTATGTACAGGCCTATGCTTGAGTACGCGCTTGGGTCTATCGAGTATGAAGGCCCAGTCGGCCTCGGTGTGGGCTACCGTGATCAGTTGTTGACGATGTTGGGTGGGAGGGCTCGTAATAAGTCTGAGGTTGGCGCTACCAACATGGCGCCACCACTGGTGATCCTGGCTCATGTAGGCACTCGCGGGAGTATTAACGAACCAGTCCTACTTGAAGGCCTCGGCTATTCCCGTATCATTCCGAATTACAACGGGAAAGTTGCACTTAATGGCGGTGATATGGGCATCTACTACACCGATCGACTGGACTTGACTTTCCCCTGTATGGTTATCACGCTCAAGGATGCCCAGGTAATTATCGAAAGCCTGGAGGGTCTTGAGACGAATAGTCGTGAATGGGTGGCAAGTCGTGGTGTGGCACTTCGAGCGGCAAGTGTGTGGCTTAAGTGTTCTGGCGATAAAGAGGCTGTGAAATCTACTGTTACTCCCGATGTCGGCGCAGTCGGTCGGCAAGACTCGCTGATCATCAGCGGCAAGAAAATGTGCGGCAAGACGCATAACGCCAAATTCATGTGCGAATGGCTCCGCTATGAAAGTGTGGTCGACAAGTACAGGGCCGGCGATATCCTCAAGCCTGGGCAGATCGGGTTGTGGACTGTTGAAGGCCATGACGATGTGCAGCACCGCTATCCGGTTATGCGCTTCGAGGAGGCTATCGCGAAAGCCAACCGCAATTACTTCTTGACCAAGAAGGAGGGTGTTGCGACTGTCAAGGCTGAGCCTGCTGTCATGTTGACGACTCCGGCAGCCGATATCGACAGCCTCATGAAGAAAGCGCATGAAGAGGTGGTTTCGAAGCATTCGAACAGCGCCGTTACGAATCAGATCACCAACCTCGAAGCGTTCCTTAAGACCACTCTGGAAGAGGATCAGAGGGCTCGTAAATTCTTCTGGTCTGAGAGTGTCCATGGCAGCGTCCAATGGGATATGAAACAGGTCGAGGAATTCGCCGGGAAAATCGCGATTCGTTTGACAGAGCGCCAAGAGTTGTCGTCGATCAAC